TGTGAACAACACGGCTGCAGGACAATCGCCAACTGCTCCACGAAAATCAAACGAAACTGTCGCAGCTGAAGTCCGCGCCGGAGCATGGGGAAATGGCGATGATCGAAAAGCTCGACTCGCTGCTGCTGGCTATGACTATGGCACTATTCAAAATATAGTGAATCAGCAACTCGGCGGATCACCTGCTGCAGCGCCAGCTCCAGCTCGTCCATCGAACTCAACGATCGCTGATCAAGTTATGGCCGGAGCATGGGGAAACAATCCGGATCGAAAGAATCGTCTGGAAGCTGCTGGCTATGACTACGCAGCAATTCAGGCTGAAGTGAATGCGAAGCTCGGAATCGGCGCGTCGGCACCTGCGCGCAAGTCTGAGGATCAAATCGCAAACGAGATCATTGCCGGTCAAGGCGGCTGGGGAAACAATCCACAGCGATCTCAAAAACTTGCGGCTGCTGGCTACAATGCGGCCAGCGTTCAGTCAATCGTAAATCGAAAGCTGGGATTCTAGTATGATCATCTTTTCACTTGATCCATTGATGGTGATCCAGTTGGTCCTGACGGTATTCATGCCGATCGCTGTCGGACTCGTCACCACTCGCACAACGTCCGGAGCAGTCAAAGCATGGCTCCTCGCCGCGTTCACGCTTGCCACAGCCATGCTCACACAGCTGGCCGCAGCAATAAGTGGACATGTTGCATTCGACATCGGAGTGGCCCTCCTGAGTGCCATTCCAGCGTTTGCAATATCAGTGTCGACATATTATGGCCTATGGAAGCCAACTGGAGTCGGCAAAGCTGCTCAGGACGTTGACAGCACCACCATTGTCAAATAAACTGAACAGGCGAGAAGAAAGCCCTCGCACGATAGTCAATCGCTAAATGGCAGTAGAAAGAAGCACTCGAAAGGGTGCTTTTTTCGTGGTATATTTATGACATGGAAACTGCCGGTGATCACTACACTTGGAATGATGAAAAGCTGAATGATCGGCTGGCTGTATTATCTGAGAATCGAATTCGTGTTGAATACACTGGTCCACGACTGGCGCAAGTGTCACGTGAGATCGCAATGGTCGCATTCGAGCTTTCAGAGCGTGAGCGCGAACGTCGTGGATTGACGATCGAGGAGGCATGGAGTCCAGATGGCAAAAATGGAGGGATCAGACAAATGAAGCTATTCAAGAAACTCGACGACGGGTCATTCGAGGAAGTAACTGTCGCAAAAGTCTTTGAAACACAGGACGAAATGGACACGTTTATCGCAGATAAAACGAGCCAAATCAAGCGCAGCCAATTCGGCGATTATGATGATCTGAAGACGAAAGTCTCTGACTTAAACAAAACAGTCGAAACGCTCAACAGCGAAAAAAAGACTGTGGAGGAACAGTTACAGGCGAAAGCCGATGAAATTGCAGCTGAAAAGCTCAACACTGTGCGAGTCAAGATTAAACACGAGAATGGGCTTCCGGACGAGCTTGACAAGTTCTTGATCGGTGATACTGAAGATGATATTCGTGCGAATGCCGAACTCTTGAAAAAGGGCGGTGCTGCAGCCGGAGTCACAATCACGAAGAACAATGATGATGATGGTCCGAAAGAATCAGCGTCGAAAAAGCTCGCAGGCAATTTGTTCCGTCCCGCTGGCGAATAATATTTTTAATTTTCTATAAAGGAAAAAAGTCATGCCTGCATTACAAACTGGTGATCTCGATCTTGGCAACTACGTCGCGAGCGGTGTATTTGAAAAGAACGTGCAAACCGCAACGATCCCTCGTCTAGCTCCAGAAGCTCCTGAGAAGCTTCTTGTCGGAAAAACCGATGTTATCACCCTAAAAGACACTCCAAAGGCGGAGCTTGTCGGTGAATCTCAGCAAAAAAGCGCGACTCCACGTCGTCTCGGAAAAGTAACCGTCCGCACCTACAAAGTGCAGTACACTGACCGCTTCAGCGATGAAGTCATGCAGCAGGACGAAGACGCGCAGATCGGCGTGGTTGACGCTTATACCGTTGGCCTATTGAAAGCCCTCAGCCGTGCGATTGACCTTGTGGGCTACCACGGAATCAATCCCCTCACTGGTGTAGTTGCTTCTCAAGCTGATCACTATGTTGATCAGGAAGCCGGTCGCGTTTATGACGCTGACGCAGGTGACGCACTTGACGAAGCTGTGGACATGCTATTCGGAAACGGCTACTCGCCAAACGGAATCGCAATGGATCCAAAGTTCGTTGGTGCGCTGCGTAAGCTCAAGAACGAAGACGGCACAAAGCGATTCCCACAAATCGGCTTCGGTGCAAATGTTGACAACTTCGAGGGCCTAAACGCCGCTGTCAGCAACACTGTGTCAGGTTCAGAGGAAATGGCGCTCGAAGACGCTGTTGACCGTGCGATCGTTGGTGACTTCACAGCCATCAAGTTCTCAATCGTGAAGACTGTTCCAGTCGAGCTGATTGAATACGGTGATCCAGATGGACTCGGTGACTTGAAGCGTCAGAACGAAATCGCGCTTCGTGGTGAAAGCTACTTCGCCGTTGCATTGCTTGATCCGACAGCTGTTGTTGTTGTGACTAGCGATCCAGCCGATGAGCGAGATCCAATCGAAGAATCTGTCTAGAGATTCCGTCACATGAAAAGAGGTCGCACTGCGGCCTCTTTTTTATGGTATAATCACAAGCAAAGGAGTGGACTGAAATATGCGCTATCGAAACATGAAAACAGGTGAGCAACGAGACTTCATTCAGGGTATGAAAATCAATTCTCTGTGGAAGCCTGTTCAGGTGCTTCATACTGCTGGCCGATCCACTGTCACGGTGACTGAGATTCACCCTGAAGACATGAAAGAAGACATGAAAAAAACTGTCACCGGACTCGATAAAGTGCCGGAAGCTCCATCACGAAAGAAATCATCAATGGCCAAAGCCGTCGCAAAAGCCAACAAAAAGATGGCCGCAAAATTGGCCGCAGCCAAAGAAGCTGAAATTGTCGAGGAGTCAAACTGATGGCTGTCACCGAATCAGAAAACGCATTCGCAACGATCGCAGAGCTTGCAAAATTCTGGCGTGAGTTGACTGATCCTGAGCAGGAACGTGCTGCATATTTGCTTGAATTATCGAGTGATTATTTGCGGCAGGTTGCAATAAATGGCGGCCGAAATCTCGACACAATGCTCGCGTCTGGAAAGATCATCGGCAACACACTGAAGCAGATCGTGATGGAGTCTGTGAAGCGCGCAATGCTCACTCCACAGAATCAGCCGCCTGTGAATCAAATGTCGCAAACGGCCGGTCCATACTCAGAATCATTCGTCTTCACAAATCCAGCTGGCGATATTTGGTTCAAAGATTCTGAATATAAATTGCTGAAGTTGAAAGGCCAGAGACTGTCGTCAGTCAGCACGAGCCGGACGAATATCTATGGCGGATCAATAGAAGAATCACTGTAGAACAAAATATGTGTTCAGCGCTCCGATCGGGGCGCTTTTCACATTTCAGGGGGATCGAGGTGCGGCTCCGGCAGCATACAATCATCACAGGTATGATCGAAAGCAGGGCCGCCGTCTGAGTCTGATCCGTGAGCGCCGCAGCCGATTCGTTCTTCCATATATAGTCATTTTACCACTCCCCTGCTGGCCATTTACCACTCCCCCGTTCTGTTTTTGTTCGTTTTTTGCTAACAGGGGTCAGACCACTCCCCTCCCCTACTATATTATAAAATATTATTGACTTAACACCTTAAAACATTTTTTCATGGCGAAACACGAGAGAGTGGGGGAGTGCGGCCCTTACGTGTGAGAGGCATAGTGCTATAATAGTATTGAGTAAGTCATAAGGAGGGAGAAAATTATGAACGAAACAAACGAAGAAATCCATGCTGACGAACTGGCGGCAATGGGTAAGGGTGAGGAGGAATCTTCATGAGTTATACAGTCAGACAAATGCCAGCAGCTGCTGGGAATCAAACTGCCGGACGTGGCGGCAATCGTGTCACTGAGATCATAATTCACCACGCAGCAAGCACGAGCTTTGATTCGATTATGCAGACATTCAAGAATCCTGCTCGTCAGGCTTCTGCTCATTATGCAGTCGGCCGCAATAACAACGTCGATCAAATGGTCGATGAATCCAACACAGCATGGCACTGTGGGAATTTTGCTCACAATCAACGATCGATCGGAATCGAACACGTGAACAGCAGCGGCGCTCCGGACTGGAATATTGCTGAGGAAACTTTCAACACTTCAATTGAATTGGTCCGCGATATTGCAACACGTCACCGCCTGCTTCCGCTACGTGTCGGAGTGAATCTTTTCCAACACAAAGATGTGAGCGACAAGCCGACAGCATGTGCGATGAAAATAGGTGATCGTCTGCAAGAGCTTGCCAATCGTGTGAACAACACGGCTGCAGGACAATCGCCAACTGCTCCACGAAAATCAAACGAAACTGTCGCAGCTGAAGTCCGCGCCGGAGCATGGGGAAATGGCGATGATCGAAAAGCTCGACTCGCT